ATGAAGGTAGACACCTACGATCGCGTAGACCTGACCGGCCCTTGGGCCGGTTTTGGTTTTCAAGGGGGCAAGTTCTTCACGCCCGAGGGTCGCGAGCTGCACCCCACGAACATGACCTTCTGGTCGCTGACGTGCTGCATCGCGCGGGAGTGGTCAGTGATGATGGCCGAGGAACGGCAAAGCCGGCGAGACGTGCCGGGAACGCCTGTGGCCACAAGGACGCCAGGAGCTAGGAAGTCTGAGCCGTGCAAGGTGATCTACCTGCGGGATGTGCTGCAGCGTGGCCGCAAAAAGCGGTCTGCAGTGGTGGATGGCGCGGGGTCCGCCGATCGAGCGCAGGTAGTGCGTAGGACGCGTGGGCCTCGAGGTCCACGGCGCGGGTGAGGCGTTATCCGTAGGGGCGCTGCCCCTACACCCCTTTGTTTCGTGATGCGTCACGTATCCGGCGACGGTGGAGGTAATTGTCGATGACGCCAAGCACAGCGCCGAGGATCATGGCAGCGACCATGACTAACCCGGCAACAGACATTGCAATGTCTTCATTCATGGCATGTCCTTTTCGTGATGAATCACGATTTAAGTGGGCTTATTTATCTGACGCGTCAGAATTATTGATCGGATAGCGACTAGACAACTCGGCGACCAGGCGTGCGACGGTCTGCGCGGCAGATCCGTTGTCGATGGACTTGCGGATCAAGTCGAGCAACAGGCCATCAGACAATTGCCGAGGCGCTGCATGCCCCACGCGCAGACGCCGCGCCTTGCGGGCACGGTAGTCGGCAGAACGTTCGGCAGCAGACATGGCAACCTCGCCGCGAGGTGGACGGCCCACTGGACGATGTTGTTTTTCTGACGCGTCAGAATTATCAGATGACTTCATGGCGCTCCTGGATCTCCTTCGCATAGATCACGACCAAGCTATGCATGCCTTCAGACACGGCACGGCGCAAGGCGTCGATGATGGCCATATCGCTCATGTCAGCGATCTTGACCTCAGCACGAAGCTGTGATTTGCGGCGTTGGCGATAGGCGCGGCTATGGTCAGCAGCAGTTTGCGCTGACAACCCATTGAGCGGCGGACGGCCGCGACGCTTGGGCAGCTGCATTTCAAGGGTGCCGGGGTCTTTTTCGTCACGCATCACATAATCCCCTTTTTGCCTTCGCGGCGACCAGCCATGTACCACCGAAAGATGCCGAAGAAAATCAGAACTGCGATTTGAATCCCGACGAGAATATCTTTGGTATCCATGCCCTGCCCCTTGATCTGATGTATCTATATTAATCTGACGCGTCAGAAAAGTCTAATAATGATTAGTTATATGACGCGTCACGGAACTACATTTCGAGGGTGGTGGGCGCAGTGAAGCTGCCGCCCTTGGCCTGCGGAGATTCGGGGAAGGTGCCCTGTGTGCGGGTTGCCTTGCCCACGACCATGCCGGGCGCAGGTTGTGACATGCCTTGTGCGGCCTGCGGGGGCTGTGACTGCTGTTGCTGGCTCCCCTGCCCCCTGCGGCCATACGGGTTATAGGGAGCGCCGTGGCGGGCCACCGTGCGGCATTGAGGCTGGTCGAGCTCGTAGCGGGTGCCCTGCTCAGTGAAACAGCTGCACGAGGCTTCCTGCATGCGTCCAGCGGCATCACGCCCGGCGAGAGAAGACATGCAGTACAGCTCGGGGTCGGCGGTGATTTCGCGCTGGTCATAGGCGGGTGCGGTCCAGGGCATCGAACCGAATCGGGGTTCGTGGATCCTCGCATACTCGGTGCGCGTTCCGAGGTTGCGTTGTGATCCGACCAATCCACCGCCAGGGCGCGCCGTCGCTGCCGCTCCGTCACTCCCTGGCGTTGTCTTGGCCGCTTCTTTGAGGCGATCCCCGTCAAGCTGGTTGTGTATGCGATTCGCCACAAACACGACGCCACCGATGATGAGGACCAGCAGCACGCCGGCTGCGTAGTAGTACCAAGGAACTCCGCGTTTGGTGGTATCCAGCTCGGTGGACTGATACATGCCCATCGGCCGCTTAGGAAGCCTGACACGCTTGAGCATCAACGGGTGCGCTTTCTCGGGGCGCGACTCATAGCGGTCGAAGATCCGCAGGTGCACGAAGTTCATACCGAAACGGCGCCGAACGTGCGTGTGCGTCTCGATCAGATCATGCACAAAGCTGTCCATCTGTTTGGCAGGCGACTGACACACGAAGATGAAATCTAGGCCGCGATGGCGATGCTTGGCGAGTTGCTCAACCCAGTGCGGGGTCTTGGTGCCAGGGCCGCGCTTAGGGAGCATGTCGTGCTCATAGCACTCATCGATCAGACAAACAGAGCCGTCAGGCAGAAACGCAGGCCAGTCCTTGAACTGGTCGGGCGTGATCGGCATCAAGCCGCATTTTTGGTAATCGAGCTGACGGATGTTGCCGGCGTAAACCACCCTGCCCTCATCCTTAAATTTGAGCGCCAAGTCGAGCGCATGCAGTGACTTGCCGTGGCCTGGTTGGCCGGTGAATTGGTAGATCATGCGCCCTGCTCCTTTCCAATCATGCTTTCGAGTGCTGAAACAGAAGTGACGAAAGCGCGCATGCCGACACGGGCAACGATAGCGCTGACGATGAGTGTCATAAACACGTCGATGCCGGAGGCAGCAAGAATGGTCAGCACGTTGTCAGGCATGCCGCTGAACTTGTCTGCGATCCACTGCTTCACCGCCGGCATCGAGTAGGTGAAGTTGACCCAAGTCAAGCCGATGCCCGCCATAACGCGACCAACAATTCCACCAGCGCCGAGCTTGAGAGCGGTAATCAAAAGGCCGGTGAGTTTGCTAAGAATTGCGTCCATCAGAAGATTGACCTACCACCAAGAATGGTGAATGCGATGAAGGAACCGAGGGCGATAAACACCATGCGCACCGCAGCGAAGAAACGACAGATCCAATCCCACTGATCGAGGTCAACCGATCCATATTTGCCGAGGCTGACAGAGCCGAATTTGGGACAGGATCCACCACCGCCGAGGAAGCCACCGCTATCGAGCATGCCGACACCAAGTGCAACGGTGCGATGCGGTTTCTCCGGATCAGCGCCAGCACCGCCAGTACCATCGCCATTGACCTTGGTCCACTCTGGCTGACCGGTGCCAGTGCCATCACCCTTGGCGAGAAGCTTCTCTGCAGCGCACGCGCTGCGCCACTGGAACATCATCGAGCTGTACTCGACCGCGTCGCACTTCTCACCTGTGCAGACAGGAGAGGCGTTACAGGTGCCGCCGCTAACATTGCGGTTTCTGCGAGTGTTGCAATCGATACGCCATTGAATACGAGCCTGCCCACACATGATGGCGTCGCCGCTGCAGCTGGGCGGGTTCTCGCAGTTGTCGCCACCTGAAAACTGGCTCTTGTCACCATCGCCGGGTTCGTCGGGATCGCCGTCGCCGTCGCCATCTTTCTTGCAAGTGCCATCGGGTCCGCGCACCTCGCCTGCAGCGCATTGACCATCACCAGGCAAACACCCGCCTGCAGGAGACTTGATCTGCCCGGAAGGGCACTCGTTGTTCGATGGGCCGCACGTGCCGTCCTGCTGCAACGTCATGCCCTCGGGGCACTGATTGTCGGTGCACTGGCCGTTGGCCTTCTTGATCTGGCCCTTGGGGCACTCAGGCGGAGCGTCAGGCTCGCACATGGCGAGGTTGGCGTTGTAGTGGAAGCCACCACCACAGTCGTTGTTATCGGGCTTGCACACTGTGTCAGCGAGATAAGTGCCGTTCCACGTGCCATCAGAATTAGGCGTCCATGTCTGCAAGCAACCAGTGTTGCACTGGTAAGAGCCGCTGACAGGTGTGCCGCTCAATGAGCCAGGAAATGCGCCGTTGTAGTCGGGGCGCTTCTTGCACTCCGCGTCGATCGGCCAGATGTAAAACGGATCCTTGCCGGAACAGCCGACGATCTGCGCGCCGTTAGAAGTCATTCCGTAACAGGTGTATTGCGGCCAATCGCCAAACTTCTCGCAATCAGTGGTGACTTGCCTGCCGTTCGACCAGGCAGAGTGACCAGCAGACGCAGCTGCACATGCGGCGTAGGCAGAGCCCTTGTCTGGAAAGCCTGCAGCATGTGCGCGCCCCATGCCGCACCAGGCGAGGACAGCTGCGACCAGTACGTATGCGAGCCGGCGTGCGATCGCAGAGGCGAAGACGCGGGCGATCCAATGCAGTCGCATCACACGCCCTCGTAGGCGAGCCAGATCGCGCCGAGGACACCAACGATGATGACGTATCCAATCATGAAATTTTCCCCAAAAAAAAGGGGCAGGATCACCCTGCCCCGTTGGTGCGGAACAGGCGGGATTACTTCGCGCGCTTGATGAGGCTGTAAACCACGAAGCCGATGGCGATCAGCACCAGGGTGCCGAGCAAGCCGACGATGATGGTCTGTGCGCCGGTCAATTCGGCCTGTGCGGTGCCGCCGATTTCGCTGGCGACCTGGGCGAAGGCTGCAGGCGATGCCATGGCAGCGACCGAGGCAACGGCTGCTACGGCCTTGGTGCGGGTCTTGGTGGCGAAGGAAACGACGTTGTTGCGGGCGTTGCGCAGTGCGATGTTCATGGTGACTCTCTCCAGTGAGTGATTAAAACGAGTTGTTGCGGCTTTCAAGTTGTGTTGTCCGAATGATCAGCCGCGCGACCAATCCGACAGTCCACGTCCCCACAATGGCGAACGCGATTTGTGCGCCATCCGCTGCGCTGAGATACGGAAACAGCGTGGGTGGATGGCTATAGAACGGGGCCGAACACTGACCGGTAGATGCGTCGAAATCATCGACCTTGCACGTCAGTACGAGGGTCTGGGTGTGCACTACCGGATCGTTGTCGGCCATGGCTTAGGCAGCGCGTGCGGGCGCGGCGGCGCGGGGCTTGAGCTTGGCGAACTTGCCCAGCGCGATGTTGCCCTTGTTAACTTGGAGCATGCCGGCGACATCCAGCTCATATTCGCCAGGCGCAAACGCCTTCTGGCCGTCTTCCAGGCGTGCCTCGTAGGGGTAAACGAACCCATCGACCTCAAGGCGGCATTTCTGCTTGCGCGTGGTGTAGCTGCGCTCCTTGCCCTTCTCATCTTCGAACGTGCCGCCACGCTCATCGACTTCGCTGTTCAACACGGTGACCTTGATTGCGCTCATGGTGTAACCCTTTTTAGGTTTGATTGATCCCGAAGATCCGGGTGATTCTGTTGACCACATTTGCTGTTACCCACGTCGGTGGCCATAACGACGTGCAGCGAATTTCAGTCGGCGCAATCAGGGAACAGCTCATCCAACTGGTTGGAGATCCGTATCTCTAGATCGAGCTGTTGCAGGTTCTTGAAACGACCAGGCACACCGTCATGGGTGAGGTAGCGGTCCAGGACCGACACGGCGTATTCGTGGCTGCGGGTGTTGAGCGCATTCCACAGCACGCGGAGGGCGCTGCCTGCCTGGGTGTCGATGAAATCGATCATGGCCTTGACCGAGGGATTGACCATGCGTTCCTTGAGCTCGAAGCGTTCCAGTTGGCCGATGACAAAGTCAGCGAGCAGCGTGTAGGCGCTCGCAAAGTGCTTGCCAGGGTCGGACATGGCGCTGAGAGGCAGGATCATGCGCTTGGCGTAGAGGCGTACTTCGCAGCGCACCCACTTGCTCTCAGGGTCACCGAGTTGCTTGCCTTTCTCGTAGACGCACAGCTCTTTGTGGCCCTTCTGGCCGACGTAGAAGGAGCAGCCCTTGTCGTTGCCTTCGTCACTGATGTGCTTAGCGAGCGGAGGCCGGCCGTTCATGGTGAAACCGCCCTGCTGGTACGCCTCGCGGAACTGTTCAACGTCGAAGGACAGACCCATGTGGTCGTCAACCGCGACATCGAGGCGCGTGAGGTGTGCACCCAGATCCTCCGCAATGCGCTCGGCATAGGGCCAATTGGGGACGTGCGTGCACCCCTGCCCTGTCAGGCTGATGCAGACCTCGCCAGCATCAGAGATACCCACGCGGCCACAGACGCTAGAGGTCTCATCGATGAGGATGGCGCTGCGCTGATAGCGGAAATTCCACAAGCGATCGACCAGGGCACCGGCAACGATGCTGCCCGAGGTGCCGAAGACATACGACACCATGTCTTGAACGCTCATCCGCTTGAGCACCTTGATGGCCTTGTCGGTGTCAAAGACCAAAGTGCAGAAATCGACTATCGGCGCTGAAAGACCTTCGATGGTCTGAGACTTTTGGCCCGTGTTACTGCTCGGGCCACCCGGCTTCGCCGGGCTTGCGGCGGTCTGATTGCAGGGTGCGACCGGTGAAAAGGGTAGGCAAAGGGCGAACAGGGGCGTCACAGAGCCACCGCCGGGGTGTTGCCGATGAGCTGGATGCGCTGCTCGATGAGCGCATCGTAGACAGACACCAGCAGCTGCTGGCGGGCAAGTGCAGCGCGAGCACGCAGGGAGTAGAGCTCGTGGAGCTTCGGACCGGGGAGGTCAAGCACAACGCACCTCACGCTTGGCGTTGGCAATGAGGGCAGCAGAGCGGTAGTTGCGGTCAACGCGGTTGAACGCGGACTGGCGGCGATAGGCGACCGCAGAGATGGCGGCGCGCAGGAAGGCGCACGCGATCAGCACCAGCGAGCCGGTCAGAATAAAGTGATGCGTCACGAAATTTCCCCTGTTACTGTCGTTCGCAATCACCTGCTTCTGGCAGTAGCCCCTCTCGGGACGGTGACGGCTACCCTACCCAGCCCGGGCTCCCCCCGGGGGGTACCGGGGGGCGGGGTGTGGTCCACAAGGACGACACACGAGCATGTAATCTAAACGGACCACATCTTGTCAACCACGAGGACACCATGGCAGCCGTAGACGAGCTACTTGACAAAGTGAAAGAGAGTTGCTCTCTCCCGTCAGACATGGCTTTGGCGACTAAGTTGGGTATCCAGCGACAGCTTCTTTCGAAGGCGCGGATGGGCGATAAGCCGCTGTCAGATGAACGAATTGCGCAACTTTGTGCGATGGCTAAGCTTGACGGCGGATCGTGGATGGCACGCATTCACGCCGAGCGCGCAGGGTCTCCAGCAGAACGTGCACTGTGGCGATCAGTGTTGGACAGGCTAAGCGCGGCCGCCGCGGTGGTCGCGCTGGTAGTAATCGGAGTGCACACAGGAGCTCATGAGGCGTTGCTGATAGCCCTCTCCCCTGTCGCCATAACGCCGACCCTCTATACATTATGCGAAATTGACTGTGTTGACGCTCCTGTGCGGCCTGGCGGCCTATCTGTCAGTTTTTTAAATTCGTGTCCTTTTTCCTCGGAGCGTGCCCCTCATTGATTTGTAAGGACTTTTTCTCTCCCACGGGACACGATCCTAAGTAAGGCCTGGGTGCTCTCCGCGTAGTAAGCACGACACCATGCCTTGCTTGGCATCAGGGAGCCGTTTTGCCGCGACTTCGCTTAGACCGCACAGGTTCTGGATGCTTGGGCTGACTCCGTCCAACATTCAGCGCTGCTTCTCGCCGGCTCGTAGCTAGCTTCCGCAGCATTTCACTGGCGCCTTCTGCACCGGTGGCACGCAAAGCTAAGGCGTCGCGCTGCTGGCCAAGTTCGGCCAGCTGACGCTGAAGCTGCTCTACAAGACGCTCCAGCTCCGAGGTCCTTGCAGCAGCGAGCTGTTCCGCTTGCTGAGCCTCGTGTGTCAAGCTTTTCAGCCGGGCAAGTTCGGTCTGCATGGTGTGCCGATCTTGGACACTCAAGACCCTCGTTGCGCGTAGCGCCGTTCAAACTCTACAGGCGACAGATCGCCAGTTGAACCATGACGGCGTTTGGGGTTGTAGAACATCTCGATGTAGTCGAATACCTCGGCGCGAGCGGCGTCCTTGGTGGGATAGACCCGCCGCCTGATCCGCTCGCGTTTGAGAGGCCGAAGAAGCTCTCCACCGGGTCATTGTCGTGGCAGTTGCCGCGCCGACTCATGCTGCAGACCAAGCCATTGGATGCCAGAAAACTGCGCCGGTCGTCGCTGGTGTAGACCGACCCTTGGTCCGAGTGAACCAGGCAGCCGGAGGCGGGTTTGCGCCGCCACACTGCCGATAGCAGGGCCTGCACGACCAACTCGGTATCGGCCCGATCGCGCATCGCCCAGCCGACCACCTGTCTGGAAAACAGATCGATCACCACAGCCAGGTACATCCAGCCTTCGTGCGTGCGGATGAAGGTGAAATCACTGGCCCAAGCCGTGTCCGGCTCGGTCACGTCGAACTGCCGATCAAGCAGGTTGGCCGCCGCCTTGCACTGCGTTCCACCATGGAAGCGCGGTTTGCGGCCATAGTTCAC